CCAAGAAGGTTTTGATCGTCGTATCCTGCAACTGACGCGCAGTTTCACGGACAATCGCCGCCCGCGTCTTGCGAATCCCCTGCTGATTGGGTTTTTGCATGGACGCCCGGCGCACGATCTCGAACGAGGAGGTTACGGACTTGCCGGAGCCGACCGGCCCCATCAGAACCCGCATCTTCTTGTTCGATTCCATGAACTTCGCCCCCGTGGGTGGGGGCGTGTAGTCAATATCGAGTGCCATTACGGACGATCCGGGAGAAGATACGGTATACCAGCAATGGGGTTCGGCCTATCGTCATCGGCATGGACTTAGGGTTAACCCCAGCAGCAGTTATCGGGCAGCAAGACCCCCGTGGTCGGGCACTGATACTAGGCGAGTGTGTATCGTATGACATGGGTATCCAGCGTTTCGTGCGCACCATGCTTAAACCACTGATCTACGAACGCTTCGGCGGCGCACCCATCCTTATCGTGGTTGACCCGGCTGGTATCCAGCGGGCGCAAACCGACGAGCGCAGTGCGGTGGACATCATCAAGGCCGAAGGTCTGAAGGTCATCCCCGCCAAGACCAACAACCCTACAGCACGTATCAGCGCAGTCGATGAGTTTCTGATGCGCCAAGTTGACGGCGATCCGGCGTTCGTCGTCGATCCGTCGTGCACACATCTCAAGTCCGCCATGATGGGTGGGTATAGGTATAAACCCAAGGGTGACATGGATATTGACAAAAACAAACACTCTCACGTCGCAGAAGCGCTACAATACCTCATGCTCCATATCACCACAGGGGGCGGTCAGATGCTCTCGCAGAAGCGAGAGATTGTGGCTGTTTCGGCTGGTGGCTGGACATAGTTGCTTTCATTTCTCCTTCACCTCCGCTGTCCCTTCCAGCGGTTCACCCCCCGCCGAGAAATCCGGGGGGTTCTTTTTCCTTTGACATAGGTATATACTTCCTGCTATACCCACACTACAATATGTAGTAGGAGGATCGGATGAAGTCAAACGGTAAACCATCAACTTGCTATTCGGACAATCCGAAAATGGGCAAGCCATACCAGTCGCAAGCCAAAGGCTACCGCGATGGTGGTCGCGTCCCCGATGAGGACGATACTCCCCGTGTCAATGTATCTGGCGGTGGTAGCGGGCGTTCAGAGAAGTCTTATGGGTATGGTGGACGCATGGGTGTCAATCTACCTATCGACAAGAATCGTGACCTTACCGTTGGTGTATCCGGTGGTGGATACAGAGAAGGATCACGTAAAGAATTTAATGTGACTGGAGCCGATGTTAGTTATCGTAAGGGTGACACGACTATTGGTATGGAACTTGATAAGCAGCCCGGTAAAATGGGTGAGAAGCGCATAATGTTCAAGTACAGGAAAGAATTCTAATATGGCTGGCCTTTCAATACTACGCGTGGTGAGTAACGATCAGCTTGTAAAAGCTGAGAAGGAGCAACTCGAAAGAGAACTGGCTGAACGCCAGAATACGCCCTTCATCCTCGGTATTACCGGCTACTTGCGTCAGTGTTGGGATGCAGCACGTATTTCTAAGAAACCAATCGAGCAGAAGATGCTCAAAGCTATGCGCCAGCGTAACGGCGAGTATGAAGCAGACAAGATGACTGCGATCCGCAAGCAAGGCGGGTCTGAAGTATTCATGATGATTACCGAAGTCAAGTGCCGCGCAGCGGAGTCTTGGCTACGGGATATTCTTCTCGACACAGGTACTCCCCCATGGGATGCCCAGCCTACACCTATCCCTGATTTGCAACCTGCACAGCAGTCTGAAGTAGAAAAGATTTTCTACGATCAGGTCATGAAGATTATCGAGGCGCAAGACCGCGCACCGATGCAGCAGGAGATGGCTGAACTGCGTGAGATGATCTCGCAAGATTTTCGTTTCCGTATTCTGCAAGAAGCACAGAACCGTGCTGATCGTATGAAGCACCGCATCAGTGACCAGTTTGCACAAGGTGGTTGGGCTGAAGCGTTCAACGACTTCATCACCGATCTAGTTACGTTCCCATCTGCGTTTATCAAAGGCCCAGTTGTTCGTCGCCAACGTGCGTTGGGCTGGGGTAGGGATGAACAGGGACGTACTACTGCGCTGCCTGTTGATCGTATTGCGCCAGAGTATGAGCGCGTTGATCCGTTCCGCATTTTCCCTGAGCCGGGTATCTCTAATATTCACGAAGGGTATATCTTTGAGCACCACCCCCTGACCCGTATGGATTTGGCAGACCTGATTGGTGTGCCGGGGTATGACGATGATGCTATCCGTAAAGTACTTGATATAGGTAATGGTCAGTCTTGGATCAACCAAGACGTTGAACTTATCAAAGAACAAGAGGAGCGCAAGTACCACACTGAGATGCGCCCGACTGAAATCTTTGATGCCCTTGAGTTTTGGGGCAAAGTCTCCGGCAAGATGTTGCAGGAGTGGGGGATGACCGAGGATGAGGTTCCTGACACAGCAAAAGAATACGACGCAAACGTATGGATTGTAGGTAACTACGTCATCAAGGCTGTCCTAAATTATGATCCATTAGGAGAGAAACCTTATGCTAAAACGTCTTTTATCAAGTGCCCCGGTGCGTTCTGGGGTAAAGGAATACCAGAGATTATTGAAGATTTGCAGAACGTATGTAACGCGGCTGCACGAGCACTTGTCAACAACATGGGCATCGCTAGTGGCCCTCAAGTCGAAGTTAATCTCGAACGTCTCCCAGCAAACGAAGACATTACTCAAATCTCTCCGTGGAAGATTTGGCAAGTAATGAACGACCCGGCTGGGTCAAGCGCACCAGCAGTACGTTTCTCTCAGCCTGAAGACAACGCCAACACATTGATGGGTGTGTATGAGAAGTTCAGCCGACTGGCTGACGATCACTCCGGTATTCCCGCATATCTATACGGTGACCTCAATGTACAAGGTGCAGGTCGCACATCGTCTGGTTTGTCCATGCTGATGGGGTCGGCTGGTAAGGGCATACGTCAGGTGGTGATGCACATTGACGCGGATGTTACTAAGCCAATCGTAGAACGCCAGTATGTGTACAACATGCGCTATGACGAGGACGAGTCCATCAAGGGCGACCTCGACATCATGCCGCGTGGAGCAATTAACCTTGCTAACAAAGAGCAGATGAATGTTCGCCGCATTGAGTTCCTGACTGCTACTGCCAACCAGATCGACATGGAGATCATGGGTAAAGACGGTCGCGCAGCAGTATTGCGTGAAGTGGCTAAGGGACTGCAAATGCCAGTGGATGAGGTTATCCCATCCAAAGAAAAGAAAAATTTTGAATCTCGTACGCAGGCTCGCCTTGCTATGTCGCAAGCTAAGTCTGCACCTCCTACCCCTACGCAACCTGATGGTTCGCCTAAAGGCGGCATGGAAGGGAACACGGTTATGAATAGAGAGTCGGGGGCTGCTGCATGATTCGCCCTGACCCAAAGGTTATCAAAGCTCTCGCCGTCACGGCTAGGTCGTACCCTGAGGTATTGGACTGGCTGAGAGACTGGCGTCAGCATGAACTAGAACAACTGCCTATGGCAGTGAACAATCCTGCACCTCTACAGGGGCGGTGTCAGGTATTGGGCGAGTTGTACAAACTCGTCAAAGATGCCCCTGATTTGGCGGCAAAGGGTAAACCCTCGCCGTCACCCTCATCAACTTAACGCACACCGATAGGAGCGTACCATGGCAATACCAGAGCAAATTCGTAAACAAACTGAGGCCGTTCAGGAACTCTACAAGCAACTCAACAGCGAGGGAACCGAGGGCGCGGAGGATACTCCATCGTCTAATGATCCTTCCCCCGACGCTGGGAATTCTGCTGAGAGTGTTATACCTGCCGCCGACAGTGATGGTGCAAATTATGCTACGCCGTCGTCAAGTACAGAGCAAAGCAATGACGATCCAAATTCTGAGACTTATGCTCAGAAGTGGCGAACCCTTCAGGGAATGTACAACGCGGAAGTTCCGCGCTTACACGCAAACAACCGAGAACTGCAATCTCGCGTGAGCCAGATGGAGCAACTACTTTCCAGTCTGTCCTCGCAACCCACTCAGGCTCCTGCACATGCGCAGGCTCCTATCCTCGTATCTGATAAAGAGAAAGAGGAGTACGGTGAGTCGCTGGACGTGATGCGAAAGGTGTCGAGAGAGGAACTTGTTCCTATGATCGGCAAACTTGCTGCTATGGAAAACGCAATTCAACAGATTGCAGCAAACTTGAACACGACGATTGTTCCACAGGTACAACGAGTGGCACACCAGCAAGCGCTGAGTGCCGAAGATCGTTTTTGGAATCAGTTGTCGCAAGCCGTTCCAGCATGGCAGCAGATTAACAACGACGCCGACTTTCAAACTTGGATGCTCGAAGTTGATCCGATGACGGGTACATCTCGTCAACTGTATCTGGAACAGGCGCAAGCTAATCTCGACGTGAACCGTGTAGCGGCTTTCTTCGGTGCGTTCTCTCAAGCAACTGGTAAGTACCGGCCTACTGCTAATGCTCAACCTAATCGGTCTGCCTCAGAACTTGAACGGCAAGTTGCACCGGGTCGCGGACGCGGCACGAACGCACCTACTGGTCAAACTTCTCGTCAGTACTCTCCTGATGACATCAAATCGTTCTTCAACGACGTTCGTCAGGGTAAGTACAAAGGGCGAGAAGCTGAGCGTGACCGCATCGAACGCGACATCTTTGCTGCACAGCGAGATGGACGCATTGTTGCTAACGCTTAATTTGGAGATACAACATGTCTTATCCTACCGTAGGTGGCCGCCCTAACTACAGCGGCAATTTCATCCCCGAGATTTGGTCGGGCAAACTGATCGAGAATTTCTACGACGCAACTGTGTTGGCAGCTATTGCCAATACTGATTACGAAGGCGAGATTCGTCAGCATGGCGATACGGTCAATATCCGTACCAGCCCTGAGATCACCATCAAGACCTATGTCAAAGGTCAAACTCTGTCAGTTGAAAATCCTGACAAGCCTAAGCTGCAACTTCTCATCGACAAGGGCGAGTACTTCGCCTGTATCGAAGATGATGTGGACAAGGTTCAGTCGGACATCAACATGATGGACACTTGGTCGAAAGACGCATCTGAGAAGATGAAGATTAAGATCGACCAACGCGTTC